TGAGCAATTGATTCATTTGTTTTAACTTCAGGCGGTGGAAAATACGAATCAAAACCCCCCGTTACTATAGCTAATAATTATACTCCAACTTTAGGAAATGCTTTAGATGTTGTAGGTGCACCTAATTCCATACTTAATTTAAATCTTCATTCATTTTTTGGGTCTACAGGATTAATTTCACAAGATGGTAATGTTGTTACTTTAACTAGTGATGATGCATGGCCGGAAGCTAATTCTGGAATACTTACACTCATATATGCAAATGGTGTTACAGATCAAGTAACTGAAGTTACAAGTAATACTGTTATTAGAGTAAGTAATGAAAAACTTTTCGGACAAGGTGTAGGAGATAATCCTGATAAGGAAACTTTTACTCTTACCTATATGGCACTCGCCAATAATATTACAAAAAATTCATTACTCTATAATGATGATTATACTGCAAGAGGTAGAGTTCTTGATTTTATAGACAAAGCACATATTGCTACTACTGCCAGACCATTAACAATCGAAAATGGTAATACATCTCTTAGAGTGGATATGTTAACCACTCAAGATTTTGGTTCAACAGTAGAAAATATATTATTAGAAGAAAAAGACTTTCATCAAGATCGATATTCCCACGAAAGACTTTTACTTGAATCAGATACAGCAGGATCGCAAGATGGTGGTGGAGGACTATTCATAATTGAAGATAGTGTTACATGGTTACAAATGGAAGATGATGATCTTATTTGTAATGAATCAGATCAATCAAGATTCTATTCTGAAGATACAAGTGGAGAACGAGTTACCGCATATAGTAATGCAGCTTCTGCATATTCTACAGGAACTTATGCACAATCAGGAACTACAATTACAGGAGTAGGAACTACATTTCCTAATGATTGTGTTCGTGGAACTTTTACTCATCATGACGACAGTACTACTACAATAACTGGATATACTAATGCCACATCAATTACAGTTGAAGATTCTAAAACAGTAGGTGCAGGTAACACATATTCAATGAGTTATAACCGAGCATTGACATGGGGTACAAACCGAGAAATTACATTATCAGCAGGTGGTACAGGAAATAAAACAGTTACAGTAACAGAAGAAGGACATTATTTAAGGTCAGGCGATAAAGTTAGTATTACAGGTTCTAATGCTAATCCAATTTTTAACGGAGTTTATCCTATTACTGTTTCAAATAATAGTACATATACTTACGTATTACCTGAAACTCCTGGAACAACTACACCTCCAGGCGACCTTAGATCTAGACCCGTTGCTTCGGCGTGGTTAGCATCATCAAATGCAGTTTATCAAGATATTACTCCAAGAGGTAATAATGCCATAATTGAAGTATCTGCAATAGCAATTGGAGCAATTCAAGCCATTGAGGTTTACGATTTTGGTGCAGGTTACTCTACTGTTCCTGCAGTTACTACTTCTGCGGGAGATAAGAATGCAGAACTTACCGCACACTTGGGGGCGTATGCAACATATCCAGGCTATTATAGTGGTACTAAAGGATTACTTAGTGGTGTTCCAAAACTTCAAGATAACAAATATTATCAGAACTTTTCTTATGTCTTAAAAACAGATTTCGATGTAAATGATTATCGTAATTCGGTAAAAAGATTAGTTCACCCATCCGGATTAGTAATGTTTGGTGAGTTAGCTATACGAAGTAAAGTTTCTGTTGAAATGTTTGATAAAGGTGAACGTAATGTAGAAACTGAAACTTCCGCTGGCGATAAAAAATATCGTACTCTCGTTCTATCTTCTAATGCCGCTTCTATGAATGTCCAATTTTCTAATACTTATTGGAATAATGAAATAGAAATTTATACTAATAAACATCCTTGGCATGCAATGGATGCAAGGATAGAAATAGGTGATGAAGTAAATATTCAATTAGAAAATTTTGAAGAGATTTCATCTATAGCAAGAACTAATTCCACAATGTATGTGGTTACTTCAACATTACATGGATTACAAGCTGGTGATAAAATTAAGTGGACTGGAGATGAATCAGATCAACGATTTAATAATGAATATACAGTTACTACTGTACCCACTACAAACACATATACTATTACTCCATCGCCAGATACGGGATCAGTAACATCTCAATCAATGTATGATGGAAATTTGTATATCACCTTAGAAGATCAAACTACTGGTAATACAATTCTCTTAGAGGATGGTGATGATTTGTTGATGGAGCCAACATCTTATTTGAAATCTTCAGTAATTTCTTATGCAGATGTTTTCAGAACACAATCAACAAATTGGGATAATCCCTTTTCTGGAAATATTTTAAATGAGGATGGTACAGATATTCAAATGGAAAGAGGTGGAACTTATCTCTATCCAACATTACAATTTCCAGAAGAAGAAACAGGAACTATTTCCATTGATGTAAGTTTTAATAGTGATATTCTTCTTGAAGATGATAATGGTACTTATGGGTGGGGATATCTCTTACACGAAGAGTCTGCCGGTCAAGGAAACGGCCCACAAAGATATATTTCTCTTGAAGAAGATACTCAAGGACCGGATCATCAATATGAAAGTATTCCGATTGTAGATACTCATATATTGGAGACTTGGTTTAATTCTACAAGAGCTCATCTAATTTCTGAGGATGGTCAAGATCGTTTTATGATGGAAGATGAATCGTTAGTGACCTTAGATATTGTTCCAATAACATTAGATAATAGTCTAGAAAAAGAATTTGATTTACGAATAATTTATAATGCAATAGTCACAGAAGATGGACATTATCTAATTGAAGAAAATAATACCTCAGGAAATAATTACATCAAGGTAGAAGATGATTATGGTTTAACTCAAAACAATTTATATTGTACAAAATTTAATCTTGTTGAAACTACCCATTGGCATCTAAGAATGGAGGACACATCTCATATCATATATGAAGATGAAACAAGAATGTTGTCTGAGGAAGATTATGTAAAAGCTCCTCTAGTAGAAGTCGAAACAGAACATTATGATACAATGGGGTATCATTTAAGAATGGAGAATGAAGATTATCTTCAACATGAAGATGGTACATGGGCTATAATAGAGAAAAGTTCTGTAGCTGGTGGTAATCATGTTGAAACAATACAATATAATCTTTATGAAACACAGTATTGGCATTTACTACAAGAAGATGGAATTACACACACTACTCTTGAAGATGAATCAGGAAGATTACTTACTGAAGACGCAAATATAAAAGCATCTGATTTATTAATACCTCCAGTGAAAAACATATATGGTGTGGACACTATGGGGTGGCACATACTAATGGAGCCTGAAATTCCAGAACTTGAGAGGGTTGATATTGTATTAACAAATGTATTAGGTGATTTTGCCTTTGATGGATCAGATAGACCAGTTTATACTTTTTCAGGGGGTAGAGAATATCGTTTTAATATGGAACATTCTTCATTACGTCCTTCAGAAACACCAGGCGATTGGCATCCAATTAGATTTTCTACAACAAACAATGGTACTCATGGTGGAGGTACAGAATATACTACAGGCGTAACAGTTGTTGGAGAGCCGGGAACTTCAGGAGCTTATGTTTCATTTATACCACCAGAAGACACGAATATTGATATTTGGTATTATTGTCTTAATCATAGTGGAATGGGAAATACTACTACAGCATCGAAAATTGTAACTTATAATACAGTTTATGCAGTAACTGCCGCAGGTGGAGCGTTTTTTATCGATGGAGTTTCTAGAGCATTAGTATCTATGACAGGCCAAAGAACATATCGTTTTGATTTGAGTGATGCATCGAACCGTCCTACAGAGGAGTCAGATTCTTGGCATCCCTTAAGGTTTTCCAAAACAAACAATGGTACTCATGGTGGAGGTACAGCATATACAGATGGAGTAGTAATAAATGGTGATCCTGGAACTTCTGGAGCTTATATTGAAATTAGACCATCAAACGATACTCAAAAACTTTATTACTATTGTGTTAATCATGCTGGAATGGGTTCAGAGATATTCATAGAGGCTAATATAATTGATGATGTATATCTTGCAATGGAAGATGTTCATAAGGATTTGGGTAGTGTTAATAATTCAAGAATTCTACAAGATATTCAAGAAAATAAACCACCTGTTATTACTAAAGAATATGTCACAGAAGAAGCACCAAGTGATATGCAAAGGTGGACTCCAGCAAACCATGAATTAGATTATATTGAAACTTGGCAAGATACAAAAGTTACAAGAACTTTTGGTATGCAACCATTTAGACCACATTATGTTTCAAATTGGTCAGATGCTAATTTATATTATGTTGATGATAAATTTACACAAGAGGATGATTCGGGTTTAATATTATTAGAGCATGGTATTACAGATCAAGATTATCTAATTCAAGAAGATTTTCCTGAAGTCAATCAAGATTTATTGAACCTACAAAGAGAAGAATTACATGGAATTTTATTAGAAGATGAACTTCAAACTTTAGGTACAGTCGATGGTAGAGCCTATGATTATCTTGCACAAGAAGATTGGACTATACACACAGTAACAGTAACAAATCCTACTGGTGACCAAAATGTATTTGTTATTGATGGAATTGTACAACCACAATTAAGATTGGAACGTACAACACATCTTAGATTTGATGTGTCAGATTCAACAATGGCCGGACATCCTTTTAGACTTTCTACTACAGCTCATGGTTCACATGCTGGTGGAACAGAATTAACAGCTGGGGTAAACAAAATAGTTAATGGAACAGAAGGTCAAGCCGGTGCTTATGTTGAATTCTATTTAGAAGGTTCAGTTCCGGATTTATTGTATTATTATTGTACTGCACATAATGGTATGGGAACGGGAGCTGGACATCCTACTAATGTTTACAAGAAAACGGGTACAGATTTAATATTACATGAAACATCTAAACCTTTTAATGAAGAGTATGGAGTAGACTATACTCCACAACAGGCTTGGGCAGTTCTTCCGTCTTATCGTTATAGTAGAATATTAACAAGACTAAAGGGTACAATTACATTTCCAGATGGGGGAACTACAGGAACAGGAGATGGATCTGAATTCTTAACTCAACTTAGTGTGGGGGAAGAATTTCAAACTGCAGATGAAAACATTATAGATGAAGAGACTGGTGGAGGTATATTATTAGAAACTGATGAAAGAATAGAACACGAAGAATTGCGTATTTTTCATGTACAAAATGAAGATCTCGCAGCCGATTTAATGGGAATACAAATAAGAAACTTTCGATGGTTAATAACTACTGAAGATACAACAATCAGTGCTCATGGTAGTCACGCCGGAGTAACAGGAGAATATTCAACTCCTGATTTTTCTTCAGAAACTTATTGGATTCTTACTGATGACACTAATCAAGCCCTTGTGGTTGGATTAGATCATGAAGTAGGACAAGTCGAACAAGAATCCCCAGAATGGGAAAATATCAATATGCTCTGGGAAGATGGATCAAAAATGATTGTTACAGATCCACAAGCTTTTATTGTGTCAGCAATTAATAGTGACACAGAATTAGTAGTTACAAGAAAACATTTAGGTGGTACTGATGATTCAGTCTACCAGTTGTAAGATAGTAACTTGAAAAAAGATATAAATATAACAATGAGGAATCATTACAAATTTAAATTAATCTTGATAAAATTTGGAGGAAAAACAAAATGCCTGCTATAGTAACCAATAAATTCAGGATTCACAACGCTAAACAGTTTGTAGAAGCTTTCGATGAAATTTCTGCAACTTCAGGCGCTGCGATTACTGATACTAACGGTGTACTTAATACTAATATGTACTTGTTTATTGGTAAAGTAACCGCGTGGGCTGATGATACAGCACCGCCCACACCTACTGATTCCGTTTCCAATACAGTCTACAATCACTGGAGAGACATGATTGCAGCTAAGAAAATTGGATCTACGGATGTCAGTCATGTCGCACCACGTTATAATTGGACTACTGGTTCAAACTATTTTGCATATACTCATGCAAATAACGCCTTGTTTGATCAACAGTACTACGTGATGACAGATGACTATAACGTATACAAGTGTCTCGCCAACAACAATGCTGGTGGAACATCTACTACAAAACCTACTGGAACAGGAACAACCATTATTTCAACTGCTGACAGTTATAAATGGAAGTTCATGTATCAGATCTCAGCCGCAAGAGCACTTAAGTTTGTAACACCTAGTTACATTCCTACTCAAAGAGTAAGGAAAGCAAATGGTGCAGTTGCGAATACTACCGATTCATCTTTTCAGTATGATGTTGAAATTGCAGCAAATACCTCAGGTAATGGTGCAATCGAAGTTATGCACGTAACCAATGGTGGAAGTGCATACACATTTGAGACTGGAACAGTTCAATCTGGTCATACAGAAACCACAACCACAGCTAAAATTACAGGTTCTGGTTTAGCAACAGACGCGATTGTAAATAACGATATTTACTTTACTTCTGATTCAGGAAGTGGAGTAACAGGAAAAGGTGGAACAATTACCGATTTTCAATCTGGTACAGGAGTTGTAACTTGGACACCTGCATTAGCAAGTGCCAACGTTCCTGCAGATGGAGATGGTTATTCTATCGGTCCTAAAATCGTAGTCACTGGTGATGGACATGGAGCAAATGCTCGTTCAACTAACACCGCATCTGGTGTAATCGGTGATATCGTAATGGTCGCAGGTGGAAATAACTATGGTAATGCCGTAGCAACAATCGTTACAAACGCTGGTTCATCGGGAGCCGTTACACCAGTTATCGGCCCACGAGGCGGACATGGTGATGACGCAATTGAAGAACTTGGTGGTTTCTTTGTAATGGTTAACAGTAGATTAGAATACGGGGAATCTGGAAACTTTACTACAAACAACGATTTCCGAAAAATCGGTCTTCTAGCACAACCATTATATGCAAATGGTGATGTTTGTACAGCATCTACGATTGATCAATGTATAACTGCAACAGTTCAATCTTGGAATAGTACAGCATTTGCGGAAGATGAAGTTGTAACTGGAGCAAAATCTGGAGCAACTGGTAAAGTTGTTGACTTCAAGAATAATACAACCTTGAGGATGATTGATGTTACAATGGGTTCAAATACCACTACTGGATATGATTCCATCGCAGGATCGTTTCAAACAAATGAAACTATTACAGGAGCGGGTGGAGCATCAGCAAACACTAATGGTGTAGCCGGTGGTGATCTTGAGAAGTTCTCAGGTGATGTACTTTACATTGAGAATCGTTCACCAGTAACAAGAGCAGATGACCAAATAGAGGATGTTAAATTAATTATTGAATTCTAATCATTTTATACTAGAGGATAGATTGAATGCCACTTTCTACTAATTTCAATGTTACGCCGTATTATGATGATTATGACGAGTCTAAAAATTATTATCGTATACTGTTCAGGCCTGGATATGCAGTTCAGGCTAGAGAAGTAACACAATTACAGACCATACTTCAGAAACAAATCGAAAGATATGGGCAACACTTATTCAAGGACGGAAGTAAAGTTCTTGGCGGTGAAGTAACATTAGATACAGATGTAAAATCTCTGAAACTAGAGACACAAGAATCGGGAACTAATATTAATGCCGCTTCTTTTGTTGGAACAACTATTATTGGAGCAACATCTAATGCACGAGCACGTGTTGTAGCCTCGCAGGCAGCTACTTCAAGTACTCAACCTACTCTAATGTTTCACTACTTGTCAGGTGATGATTTCGATGATGGGGAAACTGTCCAAGCTGGAACAGTTCAAGCAACTGTTGTTAGTGCTGCAGGACCTAGTGGTATTACTGGAGCAACTGGTAATGGTTCAGTTGTTAGTTGTGATACAGGCGTATTTTATGTTGGTGGATTCTTTCTATTTACTCCCGCAAATACTGTGATAATGGATGCCTATTCCGAAATTCCTTCTGGGAGAGTTGGTCTAGAAATCACAGAATCAACTCAAACAAGTGATGATGATACTACCCTACTTGATCCCGCCTCAGGGACTTATAACTTTGCGGCGCCAGGAGCGGCGAGATATAAAATAGAATTAGCTTTAAAAATCAAAACTTTAACTTCTACTGATCCTGTCTTACAACTAGCAGATGAAAACTTTATTCAATTATTAAAAGTTGAAAGTGGTGTTAAGAAGGAGGAAGTCAAGTACCCAATGTATGGGGAACTTGAAAAGACTTTGGCACGTAGAACGTATGATGAGTCAGGCGATTATACAATCACTCCATTTAATTTAGATCTAAAAATTCACAGAGGTATATCTGGAACTACTGAAGCTTCAGGTGTGGATGGTACTACTGTACATGGTAACAATACTTTATTTGAAACTGAATTAGATGTTGGAGATCAGATTTATCTTGGATCAAATACTACTACATCAACTATTACTGCAATCGCAAATAATACAAGATTAACAGTACAGACAACTCTTCCTACAAATACGGGTGGAGCAATAATTTATAATGAGTCTGAAATATCTGCAGGATTAGATGCAGGTAAGGCTTATGTAAAAGGTTATGAATATGAAAGTATTGATACACAATATCTTGATGTAGATAAGGGTCGAGATACCGATACTACTACCGATTACAGTATGACTTCTGAGGTAGGAAATTATCTTGTCGTAGATACTACTAGTAGTTTATTTGATGTGGGATCTTCTGAAGTATGTCAACTACACTCAGTTCCCTTTTCTTCAATCAACTTAACCAATAATACCACATATTTAGCAACTCAAGTTGGAACAGCAAGAGTTCGTAGTATGGATTGGGATGCGTCTTCTGGAAATTCAGCATACGCGGAAACAAATCATTCTAATTACAGACTATATCTTTGGGATGTTAATACTTCAAATAATATTGTAGGAACAGTTGATCAACAATGTGCAAACACAAGACTTATAAAATTAGACGCTGATAGTACTTCTTATGTCGATGCGGCGTATACAGGAGCAACTATTACAGTTAATACTGTAAGTGGTATTGATACTTCAAGTGATACTAGAGTTATCGATGACTATTATTCAATAGTTAATTATATTGAAGGGGAAACAAATACTTCTGGTATGGGAAGTGTAGGAGATAATATCTTAAACGAAGATGCTTCTATTATGTTACTTGAAGATTCCGGACATTATGTTGTTGCTAATACAGTATTCTCACAACAGACTCAAGCTAACACTACTTACGAAATAGATTTTAAAATCAAAGATGTAGAGACTATTACTACCTCAACATTAGGTAATCCCCCCTCAATTAATACTCATGCCGATATAGCAGACGCAGGAAAATATAATAGTAGTACTTCAGGAAATACAATCTTATCTAATACAGATAAAAATACTCTAGTCTTTCCACTACCACAAAGCCCAATTAAAGAGACAGCGGGTGGTGGTAACACAGTAAGTTATATTTTCAAGAAAGTCGAGAAGGCACTATCATCAACTTCTTCAGGAAAATTAACAATTACATTATCTAATCCCAATTATCGGTTTATGCCAAGTAGTGGAACATTATCTACAACAAATGCAAGAGAAAATTTCATAGTAGTAGTTAAAACAGATAATTCTGCACAAACATTTATTAATGCCGTTTCTTCTACCGCAACATTACCAAGTGCATTAACAACAGAAGCAAGATCAATAGCAATAGGGAATTACTTAGATTTGGGTGCAGTTAATGAAGCTGGTACAACTATTAGACCAGTTGAAATTAATGGTAGTAGACAGACAGTTGACATATATTGTAATACTAGTGCAACTTTTGTAGCAGATGTTATCTATACAGTAGAAAGTTCTTCAGTTAAGAAAGAGCCCGGACCTCGTACAAAAACATTAGTTTCAGGAAATGGATCACATATCGTAGCAACTTCAGGAGGAGCACCTATAACTTCTATAGCTGGTGGTCAGTTCTATTTCTCAACTCCAAACCAAACTGCAACAGGTACAGATAGTATTACAGTTTCAGATGCATTTAATTTGGTTAAAGTTGTAGATTCGGGACAACCATTTATAGATGTAACTACAGATATGATGACCGCAACTGCTAATAACATTACTGATAGATATACATTTGAATCTGGACAAAAAGATAACTTTTATGATCATGCAACTATTAAGTTAAAGCCTGGCCAGCCTGGACCTGCAGGGAAAATTATGGTTGTTGTTGATTACTTTGATTGGGATGGTGGAGAAGGTTATCATTCTGTCGATTCATATCCAACTTCAGGATCTTATAACAAAGTAGATGCTGGAAGTACAAAAACTTTTAGTTATTCGGTAATTCCTGATTTTACTTCTCCAACAACAGGAGAATCAGTCAACTTAAGAGATTGTGTCGATTTTCGTCCACGAAGAGAAAATGGAATCAATAGTATGGGAGATACCCTAGCAATTGAAGGTATTCCAACTCCAGATCCAGATGGTACAATTACTTCAACTTTCAGTTATTATTTGTCAAGAGTTGATAAGATAGCACTTACTAAAGATAGAAAATTTAAAGTACTTAAGGGTGAATCTGAACTTGATCCAATAGCACCACCTGATGATGAAGATTCAATGACATTGTATACATTACAAATTCCCGCATATACTTTTAATCTCTCTGATATTACTACAAGATATATTGATAATAAACGATTTACTATGAGAGATATTGGTAAATTAGAAAAGAGAATTGAAAGAATTGAATATTATACGGCATTATCTATATTAGAAAAAGAAACCGCATCTAGGGAATTTTCTACTGGCTCCGCAAAAGATTCATTATTCAATCCAACAGGAACTGCATTTAAGAGTGGTATACTAGTTGATTCATTTAATGGTCACGCGGTTGGTGATGTAATTAATGATGATTATAATGTTTCTGTAGAATATGCTAAGAAAGAAATGAGGCCAGGATTCTATTATGATAATCACAGATTTACATATAGTTTGGCATATAGTAATAACGTAACAAAGACTGGTGATCTAGTTACTCTACCATATACTGATGTAGATTTTATCAAACAACCCTTTTCAAGTGACAATCAATCTTTAAATCCATTTAATATTACAAATTGGATGGGTCATGTAAAAACATTTCCGGCTTCTGATACATGGTTTTCACAAGGAGCTAGACCAGATGTTACAACGAACTTAGAGGGTCAGAATGATAATTGGACATTAAGCCCATCTACTGGTAGAAAAGGATTTGGTTCACAATATGATGATTGGAGTACGAATTGGAGTGGAAAACAAAAAACCGAACAACCTCAATCTGGTGTAGATAAAGTTGGTAAGACGGGTAAAGCAAATAGAAGTACTCAAGAAATGACCAATTCTAAATCAAGAATTGGTATTAGTGCAAATACTCCACCTGAATCTGTTCTTAAAACAATAGGAAACAAAGTTATTGATACAACAGTTGTTCCTTATGTAAGAGGTCAAACATTATTCTTTAAAGCAACAGGACTAAAACCACTTACTAATGTTTATGTGTATTTTAGTGAGACGGATGTATCTGCAAATATAAGACCAGCAAGTAAATTATCTCTTATATCTGTTAATGGTACATTTTCTGTAGGAGAAACACTTAAAGATGGTGCAAACAACTATGGAACAATTATGTTGGCGTCTAATACGTTTAACAATACTGCTACTGTCTTTATTTCTAATGTAACTGGAAATGTAGCTTCTACAGATAGTGCACAATATGGTCAAGCCAATTCTCTTCCAGAAGGACAAAGAGAATCATTTGGAACAGGAACTATTGGAGATGCAACTCACGTATTTACTGTAGCAAATACTGTAGAAGGATTAACAAGTGAAGCCACGGGTAATGTTTCTACTAGAGTACACTTTTCTGTTGGTGTAGCTAATGGTATTATGCAGAGTGATGATACTGGTTCAGTTGCAGGTGAATTTCACATGCCAGATGCAACTTGGAGATCAGGAAATAAACTTCTTAGAATTACAGATAGTGCATTGAATAATGTTATAGCTACAACTACAGCTTCAGAATCTACTTTTATAACAAAAGGTATTTTACAAAATAGAGAACAGTTATTGATTTCTACAAGAGAATCATTAAATCAAAGAGAACTTCCTAATGATGAAGCAATTGTTAGAGATACTACTTCACGTATATCTGAAAAGAGTAATTGGATTAATCCATTATGTCAAACATTCCATGTTGATCCAAATGCATTCCCAAAAGGACTATTCTTAAGAAATGTTACTTTGAATTTTTATTCAAAAGATACTAAACTTCCAGTTAAGATACAAATAAGACCGGTTGTTAATGGTTTTCCAAGTGCATCTAAAGTAATTCCTTTTAGTGAAGTTGTAAAAAATCCAGATAAGGTACAAGCTTCAACTACAGCAAATGCCGCTATTGCAAATACAACTACAAGAACAACATTTACTTTTGATTCTCCTGTGTATCTAACTCCTGATGAGTATGCATTAGTTATTACATCAAATAGTACAGAATATCAATTACACATGGCAGAAGAAGGTAAAACTTCTACAGGATCGATTGCAAAAATATCTAAACCTTCTTTTATAGGTTCATTCTATAAACCTCAAAACGCAGGAGTTTGGGAAGCCGATCCTAATAAGTATATCATGTTTAATTTACAACGAGCTGATTTTACTATAGGAACGGGTGGTTCTACTAACTTTGCAAAATTTATTACCTATGCAAATTCTGCTACTGGAAATACTGCTAACGTACATGCAGATGTAATTAAAATTGGTTCATCTGCAATAAACTATAGTGATACTGACATTCAATGGAAATATGCAGCATCTAATGGAACATTTACATTAGCAGATGGTACTGAAGGATCAGCTTCTTATGTACAATTTAGTCCAGATCAAAACTATTTCTTAACAGATAGAAAAAGAGTAGTTGCAACTTCAAATGGTTCATTTAGAGTTAGAGCTGAAATGACATCTTCAAATTCTCATGTTTCGCCTGTCATAGATGTTGATCGTTTAAATTTAATTTCTGTTGAAAATAATATTGATAATGGTGGTCTAGCAGATTCAGATTTTTCAATATCGACAAAAGGTTCAGGTTATGTGAATGTAATGTCATCCTCATATACTGCAACTATAACAAGTGGTGGAACTACTAATGCCGCAACAGCAAATGTTCATGTTGAAATGACAATGAATGTTAATTCAAATTCTACCACAATATCAAGTGCAAATGGTGGATATACTGTTGACAGTAGTAATCCAGGCGCATTCGTTGTTGGTGAAGCTGTTATGTGTAACGTGGCTTCTGATGTTAATGCAAATAATAGTGGAGTGTATGGAATTGTTTCAGCTGTTACACATTTAGAAGGTAATACATCAAAGAACGTTTCTTCAGTTACTATAAAAACAGATGCAAATAATAAAACTATTGCCACTTCTGGAGCCGGAGCATTTCAAAATGGTTGTCTAATATGGGCAAATCCAAACGCACAAACAAATGCAGTAACTGGAGCCGCTGGAAGTAATACTAAGATGACAGTCTTAGTTGCCAATGGATATGTTTCTAATGTTGTAGTAGTTGATTCTGGATCGGGATATACAACCAATCCAACAGTTTCACTTTCAACAGTTAGTGGAGCCGGTTCAATTAATGCAGTAGTACAATGTACTGGAGAAGAAAAGAATAGTGGAGGCCCAATTTCAGCGAAATATATATCAAGAAGGGTTACACTTAAAGATGGATTTGATGCCTCAGATTTAAAAGTTATACTAAACGCATACAAACCATTGGGTACAGATGTTCATGTATATTATAAAGTTAAGAACGCGGATGATCCAGATGATTTTGATATAAAGACATATACAAAAATGTCACAAGAAACTTCTTCTGGAACAATTTCTAAAGGTAAAGAAGATATTCAAGAATTTATCTTTAAAACTCCAAATGAAACTACAGCATATTCATCTAATAATGTAAGATACGAAACTTTTAAAATATTTGCAATTAAGATAGCATTGGTTGCAGCTACAACTTATGATATGCCAAGAGTAAAGGATATGCGAGCAATTGCATTAGACTAATATGGGAAGTATACAAACAGAAGATCGAAGATTTTTAAGAGATACCCACTCTAAAGCATTATTGAATACTGATTACAATGCTTTACAACAACATAGAAGAGAAAAATTGTATTTTCAGAAGCAACAAAATGATATAAATATATTAAGAAAGCAAGTTGAGGAACTAACTACTGTAAGAGGTGAAATGATAGAAATTCGAACACTACTTACACAAATTATTGATCAAAAAAAGGAGCTATAAACCATGACTGCTAATGTCGCCTTAACAGATACCTTTGACCAATGGAGAGTCAAGACAAATGAGTTGGCGGTGATGACTCAAACTGATGGAATGTCTAATTTCATTAAAGTTTTAGATACCACTAATTCAACAAGTAATACTACAGGCTCAATTATCACCGCAGGAGGTATCGGCGTATTAAAATCAGCAGTGATAGGAGAGAACTTAAGAATACATGGAAATGTTATAACTGATGGTGATACCACAATAAGTGGTAATCTAGTTTTCGGTGATGCTGCAACAGATCAAGTAACATTTTCTGCAGATATTAATTCTAGTGTAATTCCAAATGCAAATGTTACCTTTAATTTAGGTAATACTACAATGCTTTGGGCAAATACATTTACTGGCCATGCAACAATTACTCAAAAATCGGATTCAGGTAAACCTGCACTTAGTATAACTTCTGAAGATGCAGATCAAATTGCAATAGATGTTACTGCAAGTCAAGTTGGAGTAGATGTTGTACAACTTACAGCAGATTCAGTAACTACGGGTAGAATTATTGATATTTCTTCTGATGGACTTACTACTGGTTCAGCACTTTATATAGATTCAGATTCTGGAGCTACAGATACAAGAAGTGTTGCAACAATTATTCAGAATCATACATCTGCTACTGGTGCAACAGCACTTACAGTACAAGCTGATGCGGGAAGAGGTATTTTTATTAATACTGACTTAGCAGCAGGTGGCCCATCACTTGAAATTGATGCAGAACAAGCTACTACAACCGCAGTAGATTTTAATTTTGATGCCGCAACATCTGCTACAGCTATGAGTATATCAGCAGATGGACTTGTTACAGGTACGGCTTTTAAAGTTGATTCTGATTCTTCTGATACTGGTACAAGAAGTATTGCAAGTATAATTCAAAATCACGCATCAGCAACAGGCGCAACAGCACTTACAGTACAAGCTGATGCGGGTAAAGGTATATTTATTGATTCAAACCTTGCTGCAGGAGGGCCAGCACTTGAAATAGATGCAGAAAATACTACAACAAATGTAGTAGAAATTAATATAGATCCATTAACTACTGGAACAGGAATTAATTTAACTGCAGATGGATTGACTACTGGAGCAATAGCAAGTTTCGTTTCAGATTCTTCTGATACTGGTACTAGAACTTTGGTATCTATTGTTAATGATCATGCATCTGCTACAGCAGTAACACCATTTCATGTAAAACAAGATTCAACTAATATAGTAGCAAAATTTGAAGGAACAACAACTATGGTTATTCCGGTTGGAACATCTTCCAATCGTGGAACAGCAGTTCAAGGTGGTATAAGATATAATACTACAACAAGTTCTTTTGAAGGGTATAGTGGTTCAACATGGGCTGGACTTGGTGGACTTATTGATGTTGACCAAGATACAAAAATTATAGCTGAAACATCTGCAGGAGCAGATAACGATGATTTAGATTTTTATACTGCTGGAACTTTAAGAATGTCAATAGATGAAACTGGAAAATTTGTTGGTACAGGAAAATTAAGCATGAAAACAGGACATGCTTGGCATCAAACGACACACGCAGCTTTAGCTTTAGGACATTAATAATTAAATTTTTAACTGTTATAAATAGTATTGAATTACAAACATAAAGGAGAATATCAATGGCAATTCCGAGCGGATCTGGGACTGAAGTTCTAAAAGTGAGTCACTTCACCGCAACAGATACTACCGAACAAAAACTTATAGACGGGGTCGCAAATCATATATACACCGTACTTAGCATTTCGGTATGCGAAACCGCAGGTGCTGCAGAAACTTTTTCTTTGTTCATAGCAGATGATGGTGGTAGTACTGATTACGAAATTATTTCAGACCAAGCATTAAATGCAAATAAAACGTTTATTTATAATGACAGGATCGTAACCTCCGGTACTGATGAGTTAATACTGGCAATGGGCGGTGCATGTGATGTGGACATCGTATGTTCATACATTGATCAGGACTGGACATAATAGGAGTATAATAAACTATGTCACATAGAACGACAGGAATAATAGATGAATCTCATGGTCGAATTAAATTTGTGGCCGCGATTAACAATGCTTCTTTACCTACAATCCAAACCACTAGTGTACCTGTAGGACATACATGGATTGCACAAGGTGTATGTAAATTAGTAGAAGCAAAGACCTTTTCCACAGGCGAAACCACAGGTACTGCAACAGGATCAGCAACAGCAATAAATTCATTTGGGACTGAAAGTGGTGCTGATGGTGGTACAGATGGTGCAGCAGATAGTGGAAATACCGGTGGAAGTTTTTGGCAATGTGGGTGGATTCCTTATATCTGTGCAAGATACTGTTCACACTATTGTGCTAGATACTGTGCCCATTACTGTGCAAGATATTGTGGATTGGGTGGTTATGGTTACGGCTTTGGATATGGATATGGTTTTGGATATGGTTTTGGATATGGTTCAGCAAGAGGATTTTCGGCTTCTTGTACTGCTGTTGCAGTAAATGGATCATCCTCATGGACACAAATTGTACCTGCGGGGTTTACAGTAACATCTTGGTTATACTATGAAGAAGAATCAAATGATTAAAACTTATAAAGGGAAAAGATGTCAGGAGAATTAGGTTTACACGGTGGAGTAATTTTTAAAGCATCTATAAATAATGCTTCCCTCCCCACAATTCAAACAAGTAGTGTACCTTTAGGTAAAACTTGGTTAGCACATGGTGTATGTAAATTAGTTGAAGCTTTAGAAACAGATACAGACGGAGTGACCACAGCAACATCTACAGGCTCAGCAAATGTAATTAACAAATTTGGTACAGAAGGTGCAGCAGACTCTGGTACAGAAGGTGCAGCAGATAGTGGAACTACAGGAGGAAACCTCTGGAATTGTGGTTGGATTCCACATACTTGTGCTAGATATTGTGCACACTATTGTGCTAGATACTGTGCTCATTACTGTGCAAGATATTGTGGGTTAGCCGGTTACGGATATGGTTTTGGTTATGGATATGGATTTGGTTACGGGTATGGTTATGGAACTGCTAGAGGTTACTCAGCAACTTGTACAGCAATAGCGGTACATGGTTCTTCTTCTTGGACACAAGTAGTACCAACCGGATTTACAGTCACATCTTGGTTATACTATGAAGAAGAAGCAAACGCATAGTATAAATTTTTAAATTTTAATATAATAACATATAAAGGGAATAGAAAATGGCAGTAGCAGATACACAATCAGATGGAAAAAATTTCATGTCTGATATAAGGTACAAGCTCTGGCTCCGAGCCCAAGCCGAACTAGAAATGACACAAGCAATAGTAGATCCAGATAATCCCTGGGAATGTACAGCTGCAGAACTAACTGCTTGGAAAAAGTATAGAAAGGATTGGTGTAAACTAGCAAGAGGAGACTTGAGTAATGTAGAAATCGTTATGCAAAATGATATGATGTTAGGTGGAATTGATATACCTCAAATTCCTGATGGATGGGATTTTATCGTAAGAAATACAGATGATTTACCACCAGTCTTAACTCGTACAGATGTTGATGGTTATCTTCCAGATACAGAACAAGTTAAATCTGGTTCAGAGGCCGCATCTGGTGTTAGTGGATAAGGAGAAATAATGGCGACAATACCTAAACCCAAACTAGTTGCTTGGAAGAGAGGAACTGCGGAGTCAGGAGAAAGAGATGTGGGATATGTTTTACACATGCTCTTACACATTGCAAGATCAGAAATGAAAATTACTAGATCTTTCATTGCTGAAGACAATCCGTGGGAACTTGATGCCGATACAATAGCTGGATTTAAAACTTACAGAAAAGCTTGGCTTGATATTGCTAATGGAGACAAAACTTATATTAATTTTACTGGTACAGGAGAAGATATAATAGGTGTTGATAGGCCTGACCCACCTGATGGTTGGGTTATGCCCATGAAACAATTAGGTGATTGTCCTCCGATTTGTTGTCATGTGGATGATTTTGATATATTTGATCCAACATTACCCGCTAATCCGAGAGCAAAACGGAAAAGATCATCAGTTGATCCGGATGGAAACTGGACTAGTGGAAATAAATTTATGCTTGAAGACGGAGACGTTCAAGCCGATTAATATTTTTTTAGTTTTATTATGAAAAAAATTTTATATTATTACCACGATTCTTGTGGTATAGGTGATTTTTATCTACTATTCCCTATATTTGATGCACTAAGAAAAAAGCATAAAGATGATAATATCACCTTATTGTCTAATGAATTAATAAAGGACATTGCTCAAGGTAAAGACTACTTTGATAATTATCTTGATATTTTTTCCACAGATTATCCTATAAATCGTTATGATAGATGTTATAGCTGGGATATTCAAAAATATGGAATTACATTATTTTACCCCCCTAAAAAACATTTCTGGGAAATTATTTCTGAAAATTTAGATCTTACATTAGATAGAGATAATTTCCCCAATATCTTCCATATAGAAACTTCAGAAAAAGATAAACGCCAAATAGATGAATTTATACACAATGATATTCATTTTACTGGTGGTTCTTGGAAACCTCTTAATGGTCCTATTATAGTTTTACATACAGGACATTCTTATAAATTTCCTTATGGAAAATCTCCTAATTATGAATGGTGGATAGAATTAGTTAATGCTCTACCCGATGCCAATTTTATTCAAGTAGGAACTAGAGAAGAATCATCGCCAGATAAACCTTCTAGAATTGTTGCAGATTATAAAATTAATGCACCTAATTGTTTTGATTTAAGAGATGAAATTAGTATTAGACAAGTTGCATATTTAATTGAAAAATCAGATACATTTATAGCTATTGATTCTATTACTGCCCATTTATCATTACATTCTAGAAAAAGAGGAATAGTATTATGGGGTAGTTCTAATCCTAATACTCATGGGCATGATTATAATATAAATATGGAAGCAATTCGCCATTGTGGTCAACCTCCATGTATTGATAAAGGAAGTTTTTATGTGCCTGATGATTTAAATCAAAGATGTTGTTTATTACCAGATAATGTTAAAGAAAACGCTTGGCCACTTATAAGTGATGTGGTTCACGAAATAAATTCAATATTATGAAAAACTTATATGTTGTAATGGGAGGATTGGGGAAAGCCTTACTTTGGACTTCTTTAATTCCTAGTCTTTGTGAAAAAGATGAAGTAGAAAAAATATCAGTAATGTCGCCATGGCCTTGGCTTTTTGAGAAACATAATCAGATAGAAGGTCATGAACCACTTTTAGATTTTAGATATTTTCCTCAGTTGGAAATATATGATAAAATCATATATCATGAACCATATCTATCTGATTATTTAAAAGAAAAAGATCAACATATGCTTGATAATTGGGCAGATGCTTATGGTATAGAAAGAGTTTCCCCTAGCCCAAGATTAGATCCACCAGTAGTCGGAGATGATTGTTTTGAATTAAGTGAAAAATGTGATAAACCTTATTATGTAATACAATTTACTGGCGGGATGATGAGAGAAGGAATGCATCAACTTTGTCCAAGAGATTATAGACTTGATTTAGTTGAAAAATTGAATGCAAAAATAAAAAGTAAATTTCCAAATCTTAGTTGTGTTTGTTTTAGGCATGAATATGAACCTAAACCTTCAGGCACAATAACATTTAAATCTAAAATTGAATCGGGGGTATTGGGAATATTACCTCTAATAGTAAAATCTGAATTTGTAGTATGTATAGATTCTGCATTAATGCACTTTGCCGCTTGTGTAAAAGATAAACCCACATTTGTTCTTTGGAATACAAATCAAACTACACCTAGTAGAATTGGTTATGATTTTCAAGAAAATATTCTTTGTGATACTGAGTTATGTATTGATACTTCAGCCGATGAAGTATTTGATATTATAGAATTAGCTTTAAAATGAAAAATTTATTTGTTGTTGTAGGTGGAATTGGAAAAAATATTATATGGACATGCCTTATTAATGAATTAAATTATAACTATGGACAATGTGGTGATAAAATTTCTGTAATGACACCCTGGCCTTTTGTATTTTATAATAATGAAAATATAGATTTTATAGAACCTTTAGCTGGATTTCCTTTTAATGAACAACTAACAAAATTTGATGATATCATTTATTTTGAACCATATTTTTCTGACTTTTTAAAATATAAAGATAAACACATATTGAATAGTTGGGCAGAAGGTTATGGAATCAATTCAGATTTTCAAAAGAAGCCTTATTTAAATTATAAACCACTTAATACTAAGAATAAATATTTAAGTGGGGAGATTGAAAAAGATTATTGTATTGTACAATTTTCAGGTGCACCCAATTACTATGATCAAAGTTTTGGTGATAATCAGAATAGTTTAGGTAAAAGAGATTATAGACCAGATTTAGTTGAAAAATTAATTCATAAAATTAAACATCATTTAAATTTAGATGTTATATGTTTAAGAAAAGAAAATCAACATAAGCCTTCTAATGTAATTTCATATACTTCAAATGAAGATCAAGGACTATTAGATATATTACCATTAATAGAAAAAGCTAAGTTTGTAATTTGTATAGATTCGGCGTTAATGCATTTGGCAGCTACTACCGATAATGATAAAGTTATTGTATTATGGAATGAAACACAACAAAATAATAAAAGAATAGGTTACGATTTTCAAACAAATTTATTATGTAGTAACGATATATGTAATGATATTTCTCCAGATGAAGTTTTTCGTGCAGTTGAAAGTAAATTATGAAAATCCACGATATATCAAAAATATTTAAAACTTCTCATGAAGAAAAAGATATTAATATTAATATTAAATTTTTTGGTGATAATTGGTTAGTTGAAATAGAAAATTTTTATGATGATATAGAAGCTGTTCATTCATACGCTCAATCTTGTAATTATACTAATCATTCAAGTATAATTCAAATGCAACATATAATAAGATCATTTGCGCCCATTATTAATATTGATGATTGTATGGTTGAACATATTTCTACTTTAGTGGGAAGGAAGATTGTAAGAGAAACGGCAATGCCTTTTCCCCCCACTACTAATAAATTAGATTCTTTGGGGATTTTTTCTATAATAACACCTGAAATATTTGAAAAATGTAAAAAGGAAACTAATAATTATGTTCCCCCACATCGTGACGATTTTGTAAATTGTCAAATTTATTTGTCTGGCGGATGTGGAACATCTTTTTATGAATATAAAGGTGAGGAGTTAGAAGGTTTATCTGATATGCCTAGTAAAAATCTTGAAACTCCTGAAGATTATGAAAAATATGTTAATGAAAATTGGAATGAAATATGTCATGTAGATGGAAATCCTAATACTTTAATTATGTTCAATGGTCAATTTCATCATGCAGTAGATTTTAAAAGACAATATGATAGAGATAAAAATCGTATTATACAAAATATATTTTATGCAGATGTAACTTCACAACTTACTTATGATCTAATTGATAAAGTTGATGACAATGATAGATTAAATTATATAATCTTACATGAATTTTTAAATAACAATATTGTTTGGCGTACAGATGATCCTAAAATACAACAAGAAAAAGATAATTACTTACAAGGTAAAGAAACCATTTTACCAAGTGAAACGTATTATCAACATATAAGGAGATATGATGGAATTTAAAAAAAGATTTTCTATTGCACATCCTGAACAAGATATGCAACAATATCCAAATCATTATTATCTTATATTAAAGAACACGCCTGAAGAGACTCTTGATGAAATAGAAGACATATACTTTGGTAAAAATTTTTATTATGAATTTCGAAGACAAAGAAAATTTGTTGGTAATGCTATGGGTCAAGAAGCAACTGATGAACATATAGATAATCTTCTTAGAATACAAGATGAACTTGGAGTAGAAGTATCTCTTACAGTAAATCAAACAATATGGCCAGATGAATTAATTTTAGATGAAACGATTCAAAATCAGTTTGTAGAATGGGTAGGTCAGTATTATGATAAAGGATTAAGAAGTTGTACAATTTCATCTAAACATTTGATGAGAACTAAAAAGTTACAACATCGATGTCCTAAAATGAAGTGGAAAAATACAGTAAATCATATAATATCTGATGGACAACAAGTAGCCGATACAATAGGAATTGGATATGATACAATACTTCTTGATCGCTCATTAAATAGAAATATTAAAGAACTTAGGCGCATAAATAAATTTATACAGAGAAGAAATGGTAGACCAATAAGAACTTCTCTTCTTGTATCAGAAGGATGTTTATATAGATGTCCATTTAAGTTAGAACATGATATGGCATCAACAGTTATAGGTGCTCAATATTGGGGTGGAGATAATGCTCTATCATCTCTTTCATGTAATAATTGGAAATCTGATAAAATGGATCAATTACCAAGAAATGGAATTGATATGGTTACTACCGATAAAGAAATGTTAGATCAGTATTTGGACAAAAAGGTAGGAGGAGTTGATATACTAAAAACTTCTGGAAGATTTGATGGTAGATTGTATAATAGGTATACAGAAACAGAGATTCGAACTAAAAATATAAGATTACAGAGACAGTTTGGCCCTTTGACTTCTTCAACTTTTCAACATGTTTATGATACAAACGCTATTCCTTTTGATCAATGGTTAGTATTAGTACCAACAGAAGAAGATGATAACTTAACAAAAGAAGGCTATCAAAAATTCTATGAAGAACATCTAAAAGATAATATTTGGTTATCCGAAAAGGGAAAAAGATTGAATAGAATACTTTTAAATTGTAAATCTCAATGTTATGATTGTCATGAATGTGAAAGAACTTTTGATGTACCAGATTATGATACTTCAATTAAAGAACTTGATGCGGAATTACGTTATGCAAGGATAAATTAAAATGAAACAATATTTTTATCAGAATTTAGAAGCAATCCCTATAGATTTATGTAAAGAATTGATAGAAATTTTTAATTCACCTGATTTTGAATGGAAACACGCGTTACTTAATAATCAAGTATATAATGAAAGAAGAAATTGTTTTATTAATGATATTATTTTGAGAGAAGAAGATACAAAATATCCGGCGATAAATCAATTAAAAGTTATTATGAATACATATTTAAAAACTGTGAATAAAAGTATCTTTAAAGGAGTTGATACTCCTGATTATTTTGCTGATGTTCAAGCGATAAAATATGATCCTGCGATAGCTCCTGATGGAACGTTACCACACTTTGATTGGCATACCGATGATGTATGGACACAACCAACTTTAAATCTTATAAGAAAACTTACACAGATTGTTGTAATTAGTGATGGAGAAACAGAATTTGAGGGCGGTAAATGTGAATTTGATCCGTTACACGGAACACTTGATTATGATGGTAGGAAACAGGGGTCATTGGTGATGTTTCCTTCTTTTTTAAAACATCGTATACTACCTATAACTAGCGGCGTTAGATATGCTGTTAATGGTTGGTCATACGGTCCTTCATGGAGATAAAGTGAATATATTAGGAATATCTGGTTCTATTGGATGGGATGGAAACTGGAGCATGATTAATGATGTGGATTATTGGGTTCATGGTTCAGGCGCAACATTGTTTGTTGATGGTGAATTGAGAAACGCATTGGGTGAAGAAAGAATGACTAGAATTAAGTATGATGGTCGATATCCCCAAAATGCAATAAATAAAATATTAACAGATAATGATTTAACAAATGAAGATATCGATGTAGTAGTATATGTTTCTGGCGCAGTATTATTAAGTTATCAGTTGAAATTACGAGGATATTTAACAACCGCTTTAAAAAAATTATATCCTAATGCAAGAATAATGACATGTGATCATCATATTGCTCATGCAGCCGCTACTTTTTATACTTCAGGATTTGAAGAAGCTAATATTTTTACATTTGATGGTGCTGGTGATTTTCATCCAGATCAAAATTGGGATGCTCCAAAATTAAATAATTCTTCTTTTTTTAATGGTTCACTTAAAGATAAATCACTTGAAAATATTCATAATACTTATATAACCGAAGAGGGAACTAATTCATTTGGGGGAGTTTATTCAGAATACTCTATAATGATATATGAAATGAAAGTAAATGGCGTTATTCCTTCTGAAGAAGATATAGACAGTACTACTATAAATTACACAAACATTATGAAATCTGTATTAAATCTTCATTCATATTCTGATGTGAAAGATATAACAAATTATAATAGTATTATTGAAGATGACATATATGATAATCCAAAATTAAGAGAAACTTACCCAGGAAAAATTATGGGATTATCGGCCTATGGGAATCATAAAAATTTAGATGCGCCAGATATTTTTAAAATGGAAATGGAAGAAGGGTTTCCTATTATTACTACAGATAAAGAAACTAAATTACATATAATAAAAAATAGTGAAAATTATAAACCAGAAGATCTTGCAGATTGGTTACAATATAATTTTGAAAAATATTTACTTATTGTATTAGATAGTATACCCCCAGAACATAAAAAAGACAAACTGTGTCTTGGTGGTGGGTGTTCGTTAAACATATTAGCAAACTCTAAAATAATTGAAGAGGGTATATACAAAGATGTTCATGTAAATACTGCTCCTAATGATGACGGACTAAGTTTTGGTGCAGCTATACAAGCAGCGACATCTCTAGAAGATGATTTAATATTACCATTAAATCAAGGATGTTTAGGTGGAGAATATAGCGACCAATATATAAAAACTTGTTTAGATAATTATAAGGAGTCTCCATGAAATTTATAGACAATGAAGAAATGTTTACATTGAACCCCGATATGACTGTTTATGTAGAAAAAATAGGAGGAAATGATCCTCATGGTGGTGGATTTCGCGATGGATGTTATCCTGTTGTTGTTATGGAAGATGTATATAAATATCCGGATAGAATACGAGAATTTGCTGATTCATTACCTATACCACATTCAAACTGTAATTATGACAAATATTATGGACATAGAATAACTATTGATAATTTTATAGCAAATAAAGATTTCTTAAATACAGTATCAATGTTATTAGTACACAAATTAGAAATGTTTGATATGATAACGTGGAGTGATGCTACTAATAATAATCAATTTTGTTTAAATGTTATTCATAATGATGAAGAATGTAGTGTTTCAGAAGAAGATAGAAAACAATCTTATGTTCCTCATAGTGATCCTAGTGTAATTTCTTCTATAATTTATTTAAATAGAGATGATGAATTAGAAACAACCGGTACAGGATTATACAGACATATAAAATCTGATTTGGTGGGATTTCCTCAAAGTGCTTTTCATGAAGATTGGATAGCTGATATGGAAATGAAGGGAAGTATACCTATTGAAGCACAAAACTTTTGTATAAAGAAAGAAGTATTGTCAATGAATCCCACAAATCCGATATATGATGAATGTATTTTAGCAAATAATGATGAATGGCAATTATTACATAAATTTGAAGGAAAATATAATTCAATGGTTTCTTATATGGGGGGAATGTTTCATTCTGCATTATATGATGTTAAAGAAGTAACAAATGTAAAAAGACTTACTCAAGCTATATTTTGGGATTTTATTCCAGAACTAAAAGAAAATCCACAGGCACCCCCTGTAATAACACCAAGACAAATAACGGGTGAACCTTATACAAGTCAGCAGTGAAATGAAATATACACATTATAAAGATTTTACAGAAATATGTCATCTTACAGTTGATGATTTAGAAGAAAATAAAATAATCGCATGGTTTCAAGGAAAAAGTGAATTTGGCCCAAGAGCATTGGGAAATAGATCTATACTCGCAAATCCAACTCTTCCCGATAACAAAGATTATATTAATGAAAGAGTAAAACATAGAGAAGGATGGAGGCCTTACGCACCCATTATGTTAGAGGAATATATACATGATTGGTATGATATCCCCAAAACTTCATCACCATATATGTTATTTAATGCTTGGTTACTTCCAGAAAAGAAAGGTAAAGTACCGGCGGTGACACATAATGATGGTTCTGCGAGAATACAAACTGTAACTGAAGAATTAAATAAACCAATTTTTCAGTTATTGACCGAATGGAATAAGAAAACTGGTGTTCCTATATTACTAAATACCTCATTTAATGTAGATGGTGAACCTATAGTAGAATCTCCTGAAAATGCAATAAAGACCTTTATGGGAACAAATATAGATGTTTTGATTATAGGAAATTATAGAGTTACGAAATAATTAGGGGGCCTGGAGTGTCGTTCCAGCGGCACGCCTCCTAATAAATTGAGATCACAAATTTTCTTATGATATAAATAGTATAGATAACTATACTTATTCACTATTAAGGAGAAAATTGTGGCATTAACCCTCCAAAAACAGACTGTCAATCTTGTAATAGATCAAGGTTGCACATTTGAAAAAGTAATCACCGCTCAAAATTCTACTAGTGGAAATGTTACCATATCTACTGGCACTTGTACCTCAAAGATGAGACAATCTTACTATTCATCGAATAATATAACCACAATAACAACAGCAGTTGCTGGATCAAACGTAACACTTTCGTTGACTGCAACTCAAACTGCAGCAGTCAGTCCTGGTAAATATGTTTATGATGTTCAATATACACATGGAAATAATGTCACAGTAGAAAGAGTAGCAGAAGGAATTATAACGATATCTGCGGAGGCAACGAAATGACACAACCAAGTACTAGAGCAACTTTTAAAGATTATTGTAAACGAAAGCTAGGATGGCCAGTAGTAGAATTAAATTTGGATGATGATCAAGTAGAAGATTGTATTGATGATTCACTTCAATTTTTTCAAGAATATCATTTCGATGGAACAGAAAATACGTATTTAAAACATCAAATATCAGCATCAACTCTTAAGTTAGCAGGTGCACCTACAGGAACATTTACTGATGGAGAGAAAATTACTGGAGGAACAAGTGGTGTTCAAGCAACAGTTCATGAATATCATAGTGCTAATACTACTTTAAGATTCAAAAATCCTGAAGTTAAATCTGGTGGAGATGGTAATACGTATTATGCTAATACTTCTACTGTCTTTGGGTCCAATGAAACTATTACAGGCGATACTAGTTCAGCAACAGCAACAACTACAAACAGCGGACCACCAGTAGCAATAGGGGATTTCGATAACAAATATATAGCAATTGCTGAAGCAATTATTGGAGTTCGAAGAATTGTACCTTTCTATGATAATTCTAGATCTAATTCTATGTTTTCTTCTAAGTACCAATTTGCATTAAACGAAATGCATCAATTAGGAACAGGTTTAGTAAATTTTGAAATTTCTCAAGAACATTTAATGTTAATTAATGAAATGTTTACAGGAAATCCAATGTTTAGATTTCAAAGACACATGGATCGTTTACATCTTGATATTAATTGGGGTGGAGATGTAGATATTGATGATTGGATAATAGTTGAGTGTGATAAAATTATTGATCCTGATACATATACGGATATCTGGAGCGATATGTTTCTTAAACAATATAATACGGCATTAATGAAGAAGCAATGGGGGCAGAATCTAATTAAATTCGAGGGGTTACAACTTCCAGGAGGCGTAACTATGAATGGAAGACAAATGTATGATGATGCAACAGCAGAGCTTGAACGTATTGGAGAAGAAATGCAATTACGATACGAATTACCAGTAGATCATCTAATAGGATAATACATGGCAACGAATCCATACTTCAATAATTTTAAATCTACTGCAGATCAAGGATTAATCGAAGATTTATTTATAGAATCCATTAAAATGTATGGGCAGGATATGTATTATATTCCACGCACATTAGTTAATGAAGATACACTAATGGGCGATGATACATATTCGGAATTTAATGATGCCCGTATGATTGAAATTTACATTAAAGACGTAGATGGATTCTCAGGTGAAACTGATGTTATTTCTAGATTTGGTTTAGAAATTCATGATGAAATTACATTTACAGTAGCAGTACGAAGATATCAAGAACTTGGTTTTTCTACAGCAGAAGATATTGCGGATGGTAGAGATAGAATTCCAAAAGAGGGAGATTTAATTTACTTTCCAATGGTTACAGCCTTATTTGAAATTATAACAGTAGCAGATCAACCATACGGAGATATATTTTATCAAACAGGAGCACTTCAGGGTTATGATATGAAGTGTGTTCTTTTTGAATATTCAGATCAGAAATTTAATACTGGTATTGAGGATATTGATAAGATCGAAAGATTACATTCCTATACAGTAGAATTTACAATGGGCGCCGGAAGTGGTACTTATGTTGTTGATGAAGAAGTATATCAAGGAACATATGCAACTACCGAATATAAAGCCGAGGTCGCTCAATGGACTGCTGGAACTAAGGTACTGAGACTTATGAATATGACCAAGAATTTTGATGGCACTCAAAATATTGTAGGTAAAGATTCTGGAGCGTCTTATGCAATAACATCTTTTGATATGCAGAAGAGTGCTAGTGATACTCAAGCATCTAATCAATTAATAGAACAAGAAGCCGATGCAATTATTGATTTCACAGAAGGTAATCCATTTGGGAGCTTGTAATTAAATGCTTGGAACAACTTATTATCACGAAACCATCAGAAAATATGTTGCTGTATTCGGAACGTTATTTAATGATATTAATGTAATACGAAAAGATGCAGATGATACCATAAAAGAACAAATAAAAGTTCCTATTGCGTATTCTCCAAGAGATAGATGGATTCTTAGATTAAGGAGAGCTCGCGGAATTAGTGGAACAGATGAAGCTGTTGCAATGACATTACCAAGAATGGGTTTTGATCTTACAGGTATTACTTATGATGGTACTAGAAAATTGAATACAATGGGTCAAGTTTTTGCCGCAAATACTGCCGCATCTTCTTCTACATTGTTAAAACAATTTAATCCCGTTCCTTACAATTTTGATTTCAGTTTATATTCAATGGTTAGTAATGCAGAAGATGGTGCACAAATCTTTGAACAAATCGTACCTTTCTTTACTCCAGAATTTACAGTTAGTGTGAATTTAGTTCCAGCAATGAATATTAAACCCGATATAAGTATGATATTAAATGGTGTTCAAATTGAAGATAGTTATGAGGGAGATTTTCAAGTTACTAGAGAAATTATTTGGACATTAACTTTTACTATGAAAGGATATATTTATCCAGATGTTAAGAGTGGTTCTGTCACCAAATCTGTGATAGTGAATCTCAGAACACCGGCACAAGAAGCAGAAGAACCAGAACATATTATTTTAGAAGATAGTACATCTTTTACAACAAATTTTCTATTATTAGACGCTGATGCAGGATCACCAACCGCAACGGGTAATATGAAATTCATAACAGAAACTAGTTCGACAGGAACAGGCGCAGCAGGGATAAAAACTAGACTTACAGTTACTCCGGGTCCCGGCGATGTTACTGCTAATGATGATTTTGGTTACACAGAATCTTTTGAATATTTTGATGATAACATTGATACTAATTTAGGCACCGGATTGGATGTAACTCTGTAACATGTGGTTTCGGGGTTTTCTAATTGGTTGTTTCATTTGCGTTGGAACAGTATGTGTTGCGCAAAGCCCAAGTGAAATACAACCAGAGCATCAAGAAATAATACACAATAGATATCAACCCCATAAGTTAAACAAAGAAACTTATAAAACTGAAGATGTTTTATTATTGTTTAAATCTTGTTATGAAACATTATATTTTCTAGGTAATACAAAATACAAAAGAAGTAAAAAAGAATTAAAAGAAGAAGAAGTATCTAGACAATGTTTTTGTATATGTGATAAAATTAGATCTATATATAAACCCGAAGAGTTTTTAGATAGACCTCCAATAGACATACATAATATTATTAAACCATTAACTACTGAATGTATGACAGAAAAGGGTCAAATTTGGCATGATGAGGAAAAATGACACAAGATACACGTATAGACGAAATTTTAGAAATCACAAGTTTAGTTCCCACTACTGAACTTAAACCTGAACCGCCTGCCAGAATCATACCTAAATCTGGTAAGGATGATGACATTGATTATAATTATGCCCGTGAGAATTACTACAATTTAATTGAACGAAATCAAGATGCAATAGAGGAGATGTTGGAGATTGCTAAACAATCTGAACATCCACGTGCTTTTGAAGTAGTTGGTCAATTAATCAAATCCGGCTTGGATGCCAATAAAGAGTTAATGGGTCTACATAAAACCAAAAAAGAACTAAGTATAGAAAAGGGTGGACACACTACTACTGTCAATAACGCAGTATTTGTGGGATCTACAGCTGAATTACAAAAGTTACTGAAGGGGAAACGTGGCGAGTGAAACATATCTCGGCAATCCAAATTTAAAAAACGTAGGACAAAATGTAGAGTGGACAGAAGAAACACTTCAAGAATATGTGAAGTGTAAAGATGATCCTCTTCACTTTGTAGAGAACTATGTTAAAATTATTCATGTAGATCAAGGACTCGTACCATTTGAAATGTACCCCTATCAAAGAGAAATGATTCATAAGTTCAATGATAATCGTTTTGTAATATGTAAAATGCCACGACAAACAGGAAAGTCAACCACAATAATAGCTTTTCTTCTTCATTATTTACTATTCAACGAAAGTGTCAATATCGCAATGTTGGCAAACAAAGGAGCAACCGCAAGAGAACTTCTTTCAAGACTACAACTTGCCTATGAACATTTACCCAAATGGTTACAACAAGGAGTGGTGATATGGAATAAAGGTAATATTGAAGTAGAGAATGGTAGTAAAGTGGTAGCAGCGGCTACTTCTTCTAGTGCAGTTCGTGGTAGTTCTTTTAATATTATTTTTCTAGATGAGTTTGCTCACGTTCCCCAAAACATAGCAGAATCATTTTTCACTTCTGTATATCCTACAATTTCTTCTGGTGAATCTACAAAAGTCTTAATCGTTTCAACTCCACTTGGATTGAATATGTTCTATAAGATGTGGATAGAAGCTGAAGAAGGAAGAAGTGATTATGTTCCCATTGAAGTTCATTGGTCGGAGATGCCTGGCAGAGATGGTAAATGGAAAGAAGAAACGATACGTAATACCTCTGAAGTACAATTTACTCAAGAGTTTGAATGTGAATTTGTGGGATCAACTTACACATTAATTGCTCCATCGAAACTTAGAACAATGGTCTTTAAGAGTCCCGTTCACTCTGCTAATAACTTAGATGTATATGAACAACCAAAGAAAAATCGTACATACGCATTAGTGGCCGATACGGCACAAGGAAAAGGTGTGGACTATTCTGCTTTTTCAGTATTTGATGTTTCTGAAATGCCGTACAAACAAGTCGCAGTTTATAGAGACAATCAAATTTCACCTATGTTATATCCAAATGTAATTTATAATGTGGGAAATAAGTATAATAATGCTCATGTTCTAGTTGAAGTAAATGATATTGGATCTCAAGTTGCTGATACTTTACACTACGATTTAGAGTATGAGAATATCATGATCATTACTATGAGAGGTAGAGCAGGTCAACAGATCGGTGGAGGATTTGCGAAGAACATTCAATTAGGATTAAGAACAAGTAAACAGATCAAGAGAATTGGATGTGCGGCATTAAAAGATCTAATAGAACAGGATCAATTAATTGTTCCAGACTTTAATACAATTAAAGAACTTACAACCTTTGCTCTACAGAATAACACATATCAGGCAGAGGAAGGATCTCACGATGATATTGCAATGACCTTAGTGATATTTGGGTGGTTAGTACAACAAAGATATTTTAAAGAAATGACAAATATGGATATACGAAAGAAAATGTGGGAAGAACAAATGGAAACTTTAGAACAAGATATGTTGCCATTTGGTATTATAGATGATGGACAAGAACCAGAATCCTTTAAAGATGATAAAGGTACAGTATGGACAGTTGATGATGAAAGTCAAAGAGTTTATTATTAATGTTTACACAAAGAACAACAAGTGAATTATTCCCTGTTCCACTATGGGGATTTGATTTAGATAATTCTAAAGAAGTTAATACTAGTATAGAGAATCGGGTTTATCAAAAATCCAAAAATGAAAAATCTAGACATGCTTCTAATGAAGGGGGATGGCATTCCGAAGGAAATATGTCTGATGATCCGGTGATGAAATCCCTTTTAAGATTTATTGAATGGGCAGTTGGTGAACTAAGTACTGAATCTGGAATGAAATATAGCACTTATAAGATATTTCTTTGGACTAATTTAAATAGGCCAGGAGATTATAATTCTGTGCATTCACACCCTGATAGTCAGTTGAGTGGTGTTTATTATGTTAAAATTCCTTCTGGTGATTGTGGTACATTGAGACTCTATAATCCAATGTATCATTACAATTATCCCAATTCTCAAGGTTATAATATACCATTTACTACTCCAACAGCTGATGTAATCAATAAAGAAGGAAGTTTGTATATTTTTAGATCACCGATTATGCATGATGTTACTAGGAATAATACTCAAGAAGATAGGATTAGTGTATCATTTAATATAGTATTTGATTCTAATCTTTATAAGTGAATGGATCAAACTCAGAAAAATTTACTTCAGTAGGTGGATTATAAATTTCGTTTATTAACTCTTCAATTTTATCAACTAAATCAGGTCTTTCTTTCTTTAATCTTACTAAGAAATTAATTGAACCTGTTTCTAATTGAGCTGGATTAACAGAAATTCTTTTACCTAATCTTCTTTTGTCTGATAATTCAAGGTGTTCGGGATTTACACAAGAAGGATTAAAACAAGTTTGTGTTATTACTTCATGGTCTGCTACTTCACCTTTATACATCATGAAGGAATATCTACTAGCAGGTATAGTTTTCCCCATAACAGAAAACATACCATGACCTGTTTTATTTTTTGAAGCAAGCCAGATGTGACACTTAGTATGTGTTTCTGATAGATCAACCTTTTTAAGAAATCGGTCTTTTATTTTTTTGGTATTAAATAATGTGAGCTTATCCATCTAAATCCTTGAATTATTTATGAGAACTCTTAATATTTATGGTTTTAGAGAACTACAAAATAATAAATAACAGTACAATGGTAAAAATACCCTTAAGAAACCAATCTTTCAATTTAATATAGGAGAGATAAGATGCCTTTTACAATTAGTCCGGGCGTTGTAACCAAAGAAATAGATTTAACGACTGTCGTTCCTGAAATTTCTATGACAGAGGGAGCAATCGCCGGTCCTTTTAGGTGGGGACCTTCATATTGGGCAACAACAGTATCAAATGAATCAGAATTGTCGGGTACGTTTGGTAAACCAGACGCTGCTACGTATAAAACATTTTTTACTGCAGCAAGTTATCTCGCATATTCGGGAAATCTTAAAGTAGTCCGTACACCTAATACCTCAGATGCAAAAAATGCTACAATGGATGCAGCAAATACTGTTTACATTGCAAATGACGAAGCTTATGAAAATACTTATGATCCAGATATGGGTGGAACACAGTCTGATGACTTTGGTCCGTTTGTAGCAAAATATGTTGGTGATCTTGGAAATAGTTTAAGAGTTTCCATGTGTGCCGCAACTAAAGCAAACACAAATAGTGATGGAACACTTAATAGTAATACAGATACCGCTCTAACAGGAACAGCCGCATGGACAGAATCAAGTGGTGCACTTGCCGGTTCAGGTACAGCATTTACTACAGAGTTAAGTGTGGGAGATACTATTACACTAGGTACTAAAGTATTAGTAATAGCAACAATTACAAATGCAACAACAGTAGTTGCACGTAGTGCTCACGGATCGGATCTTGGTTCAGGATCAATGGTTCGACATAAGAGATCAGGATTCCAAGAACCTGTTGGTCAAATGGTTGGAACTTGTGCAGCAAGTGCAAATGGTGTTACTGTTACAGGAACAAGTACATTTTTTGATCTTCAAGTAACTGTAGGTGATTTAATTAAACTTGTAGGTACTGAAGAAGAACGAAAAGTTTCTTCAATTACAAGTAATACAGTATTAACAGTTTCAGAACCTTTTGTTTCAGCCGCTTCGGCTAACACTTGGTCACGAAGATGGGAATATGCAGATTCATTTGATGGTGAACCAGTTACTTCAGCACATTGTGCAAGAAATAGTGGAGCTCAAGATGAAATTCATGTTGTCGTTGTAGACGAAGATGGAGAATTTGCGGGAGCAAATAATACTGTACTAGAAACTTATTCTGGATCAGTTGCCGGTGGAGCTAAAGGTGAAGATGGTCAAAGTATTTACTACAAAGACCTTGTTAATAGAGGATCAAAGTATATTCGATGGATGGATCATCATGCAGATGGTGATGTAGATGCCGCTCTTTCAACAACCGCATGGGGTGGAGCAGCAAGTGGAACATTCAATGGTAAAGGAATTATCGTATCTGGAAGTATGACAGGTGGTGCCGCAGGTTCAGCCTCGACAGCCGGTAATATTCAAACAGGTTTAGATAAATTCAAAAATACTGAAGAAATTGATGTAACACTTCTAATGACTGCTGATGCAGACGCTGCTACTCAGATACACGCAATTAATAACATTGCAGAATATCGTAAAGATTGTGTAGCTTTTATTTCACCACTTCAAGCACATGTTGTAAATAACGCAGGAAGTGAAACTACAGATGTAGTGGGTCATAGAAATTCTATGCCCAGTTCTTCTTATGCTGTTTTGGATTCTGGGTGGAAGTATATGTACGATAAGTACAATGATGTCTATCGATATATTCCATTAAATGGTGATATCGCAGGATGTTGTGCATTTACTGATGAATCAAGAGATCCTTTCTGGTCACCGGCTGGATTAGATCGTGGTAATATCAGAAATTGCATTAAACTTCCTTATAATCCAAATAAAACACAAAGGGATGAACTTTATAAGAATGGAGTTAATCCTGTTACAGCAATGCCAGGAAGTGGAATACTTCTTTTTGGAGATAAAACTCTATTAGCAAAACCTTCTGCGTTTGATCGTATCAACGTAAGACGATTGTTTATTCTTTTAGAAAAATCAATTGCTAGTATGGCCAAATCTTTCTTGTTTGAATTCAACGATGCATTCTCACGAAGTAGATTCGTGGCAACAGTTGAGCCATTCTTGAGAGATGTTCAAGGTAGAGGTGGAATTCAAGACTTTGCAGTTATCTGTGATGACAGTAATAATACTGGAGATGTGGTAGATCGAAACGAATTTCGTGGAGATATTTACGTGAAACCATCACGTTCCATTAACTTCATACAATTACAATTTGTTGCAGTTAGAACCGGAGTTGAATTCGAAGAAATTATCGGTGCAAGATAATCGATAATAAAGTCATATAAATAATAATATACAGATGGGGGAAGACGATGATTCCTGAAGAGGGTACTTATAAAAAAGACTTCCCCATCATCTCAATCTAATCATCGGATATGGAGAAAACATGCCAGATTTTAGTATTGACACATTTACCTCTAACCTAACTAAAGGTGGAGCATTAGCAAGTTTATTTGAATGTGAACTTAGTGGAAGTAAAGGAAATGTAGCTACTACAGGAATAGGCTCTTTTAAATTTTTATGTAAAGGAGTAAATTTCCCAGCTTCAACTATAGAAGCCGCTACTGTTACCTATATGGGAAGATCAATAAATATTCCCGGTAATAGAGCTGCCCAGCAATTAACAACTTCTATCTATAATGATGAAAATATGGAAATTAGAAATCATATAGAAAGTTGGATGGAGAGAATCAATTCTCACAAATCAAATGTGAGAGAAGCTGGTTTTGCCGCTATTAACAGTTATACTGGATCGATGAAAGTTAAACAAGTCGCCAAAGATGGTGGATCTTACACTAAATCTTATGAATTTATTGATGTATGGCCATCAACTACTGGAGAAATAACTTTATCGTGGGATACTAATGATATCCAAACCTATGATGTAACATGGGAGTATAGCTATTGGAAATCAAGTCAAAGTGGCGCTGGATTTAATTAATATATATTTAAGTATGAAAAAAACGTTTTACATGGGAGTGGTAATCCGCTCCCATTTTACCTATTAGGAAAGATGTATGGCAGTTGAATTATTCGGTTTTTCTATAGGAAGAGTTGACAAAGATCAAAAGAGTAAAAAATCTTTTGCACTTCCTGAACCAGAAGATGGTGCACTTGAGGTTGGTCCTTCAGGCGGAGCATACGGAACGTATGTAGATCTTGAGGGTTATGCCAAAAATGAATTAGAATTAATTAGAAAATATCGGGAAATGGCAACATATCCTGAGTGTGACCAAGCAATTGATGATGTTATTAATGAGGCCATTGTTACGAATAGGGAAGAATCTCCTGTCAGTATCAGCCTAGAGAAATCAAATTTATCAGATACAATTAAAGAAGCAATAAAAGACGAATTTGCGGAATTAATACGTTTGCTTGATTTTCGAAGAGTGGGGTACGAACTATTTCGTAAATGGTATGTTGATGGTAGATTATATTTTCATGTTATTATTGATGAGAAAAATCCCAAACGTGGTATATTAGAACTACGCCCAATAGATCCCCTAAAAATTAAAAAAGTTCGTCAACCAAAAGTGGTTCAAGGACCCAATGGTGCAGAACTTGATACTTCTGGTTTTCAAGAATATTTTATGTTCAATGAAAGGGGAATTTCACAAACTGCAGGTGGTACTACAGTTCAAATTGCAGGAGATTCCATTTCATATTGTCATTCAGGTGTATTAGATCCAGATAGAAAATTAGTTTTAAGTAATCTACATAAAGCAATCAAACCCCTTAATCAATTACGAATGATCGAAGATGCAGTTGTCATCTATCGTATTTCACGTGCTCCAGAACGTAGAATATTCTACATTGATGTTGGTAACTTACCTAAGATCAAAGCAGAACAGTATCTACGTGACATTATGAACAAATACAAGAACAAACTTGTATATGATTCTAATTCTGGCGAAATCAAGGATGAACGTAAGCACATGAGTATGTTAGAGGATTACTGGCTTCCACGAAGAGAAGGTGGTAGAGGTACAGAAATTTCAACTTTGCCAGGAGGGGAGAATCTTGGTGAGTTAGCTGATGTTGAATACTTCAAAACAAAATTATACAAAGCACTTAATGTTCCCCCTTCTAGACTAGAACAAGATTCTGGTTTCATACTTGGTAGAGCAGAAGAAATCTCAAGAGATGAAGTAAAATTTACACGTTTTATCGAGAGATTACGAGCAAGATTTAATCATTTATTCAATGATCTCATAGAGAAACAACTATTACTTAAAGGAATTGTTTCATCTCAAGATTGGAAACTAGTAAAAGATCAACTTATTTATGAATGGCAAACTGATTCACATTTCGCGGAATTACAAAATGCTCAAATGATGAGAGAACGTTTGGGAATGTTAGTAAATGATATGGGATATAGAGATGAAGTTGTTGGTAAATATTTCTCACAAGAGTATGTTAATAAACATGTTCTTAAGTTGACTCAAGAGGAAATAGATGATATGAAAGAACAAATTGCCAAAGAAAAAGAAGAAGCTGGTGGTGAAGGTGAAGCTGAAGATCAACAATGGGAATTTGATCCTGCAGCAAATAAGCCAGATTTAAAGATTATATCTGGATAAAATTTATAAATAGTATAAATATAATAGAACAATAGAGGAAATTTTATGTCTAATGAAACTACAGTTGGTGATATTATAGGATTATCCGTTAAAGGTGATGCAGCAGGAGTAAAATCGGCAATAGGTGATGTACTTCAGCAAAAAGTGATGGTATCGTTAGAAGGTAAAAAACAGGATATCGCAAAAACTTTTTTAAACAAAACGCAGACAGACTCGAAAGAGCCGGAAAGTGTACCAAGCGAGGAGAAAATAGAAGATGGCAGCAGAGACGCAAGTACTACGTGATGACGAAAAAAAATACGTAGCAAAGTTTTTTTCAGATGCATCAGAATCGGATGTTAAGAAGGTAGATTTATCGACACTTTCTTGGGCAAAACACACAATGACCTTATCAGGTGCAGCAAGCCCAAACTTTAAGATTGGTGAAGTAATAACAACAGGCGGTGCAGAAACATTTCTTGTTACTGGTTTTACAGCCGGAGCATCTACAGTAGAAGTTGTAGGATGGGATAATACAAACAAAAAAGCAACTTCAATCGATACAGGTATGTCTAATGGTGATGCAATTGTAGGTGGAGTATCTGGAGCCAATACTAGAACAGTAGCAAATAGTGGTAATTTTACAGGCTTAGAGTGGAATGTATTAGTTACTAAAATAATGTGGATTACGAATGGTTTACAAGTTGCTATTGAATGGGATGGATCAACCGCAGAAAAATATATTGCAGAATTAAGTGGTAATGGTAGTTGGAATATGTCAGGTATGGAATGGCCAGGAATACCAATAAACGCAACTGGTGACACCTCTGAAGTTTTAGGAGACATACAATTCTCTACAACCGGACACGGAGCCGGAGACTCTTATACAGTCATAATGGAATTAAAGAAACAGGCACCAGGCTTTGATATCCCAGCATACGAAGAAAATGGTTCGTTAGGATATAGAATAGACTACGCTAAAGGTAATTTCACATAATAGGAGAAAATTAATGAAACTTATATGCGAACAATTAGATAATGTAGAATTTATATGTGAAGATACCAAAAAAGGAAAGAATTATTTTATCGAAGGTGTTTTTATGCAAGCCAATGTGAAGAATCGCAATGGTAGATTATACCCCAAAACAATCTTACAAAAAGAGGCCAAAAGGTATGATCAAAATTACATAAAACAATCAAGAGCTTTTGGAGAATTGGGACATCCAGAAGGACCTACAGTTAATTTAGAGAGAGTTTCCCATTTAATTCAGTCACTTGATGAGGATGGAGACAATTTCGTAGGTCGAGCAAAGATTATGGACACACCTTATGGTAAAATTGTAAAGAACCTTATCGATGAGGGAGCCCGTTTGGGTGTCTCATCCAGAGGAATGGGTTCATTGAGACCCGTAGGACGCAATTGTAGTCATGTTCAAGATGATTTTTATCTTGCAACAGCTGCAGATATTGTTGCCGACCCTTCCGCTCCAGCGGCATTTGTCAATGGAATTATGGAAGGTAAAGAATGGATATGGGATAATGGTATTCTAGATGAACGCCATGTTGCCCGAATCGAAAAACAAATAAAAATAACTAGTCAAAAGCAATTAGATGAAGTTCAGATAAAAGCATTTGATCAGTTTATGTCAAGTTTATAAGTTTACTAAATAATAACAATAGTAAACACTCTAAAGTAACAGATACAGGAGACCCTACATGTCTGAAGAAATTTTGAACAAAGAGTCTGAAGAAATGACAGAAGAAGAACTAGCTGAAAAGCGCAGAGCTGCTGCTGAACAAGATTCTTCAGACGAAGAAGAAGATGAAGAAGAAGTAGAAGAAAGTAAATCTTCTAAAGCTTCTGTGAAAAAAGAAGAAGAGGAAGAAGACGATGAAGAGGAAGTAGAAGAACAAAAAGCTTCCGTTAAAAAAGAAGAAGATGAGGAGGAAGAAGAGGAGGAAGAAGAACCCGCCGCTGAAGCCGTCCAAATCCCTAAGACTAAGAATCAAATGTTGAAAAACATTTATGATCAAGTCAATAAAATGAAAAAGTCTGACCTTTCAGGTAAATACGAATCTATCTTAAAAGCTACTCAAGAAGTAGTTAAAGAAGAGGAAGTCAAAGAAGAAGCAGAAACTACTAAGATTCAAGCTATTTCACCTCAAGAAATTGATCCCCCTAACGTTCAAGATGATGTAGAAGCGTTAGTTAGTGGAGAAGAGGGGCTTTCTGAAGATTTCAAGAAGAAAGCATCTACAATTTTTGAAGCTGCTGTTCATGCAAAAGTTGTTGACGAAGTTAACAAACGTATGGAAGAGCAATCAAAAGAGGTTGACGCTTCTAAAGATGAATTTCAAAAAGAACTTACTGAAAAAGTCGATGGATATCTCACTTACGTTGTAGAAGAGTGGATGAAGGAAAATGAATTGGCAATCGAAAGAGGAATTCGTTCCGAATTGGTTGAAGATTTCATGTCCGGACTCAAAACTCTTTTCACAGAGCATTACATTGACCTTCCAGAAGAGAAAGTTGACATGGTTGACGACTTATTCACAAAAGTCGAAGAACTTGAAGGCTCTCTGGATGAAGAAATTAATCGTGGAGTAGAACTCCAGAAAGAATTGGCTCAGTACAAAAAAACCGATGCCCTTAAATCAGCAACTAAAGATTTGGCCGATACAGATTCGGAGAAAATTGAGAAGTTAGCAGAAGGTATCGAATTTGAAAATACAGAGCAATACATTGAAAAATTGAATGTTCTCAAGGAAAGTTATTTTCCTAAGTCTGATGCAGTGACCTCAGAAATTACTGAAACAGATGAAACAATCGAAGTTCAAAGTGAGGAAACTCCTGAGAAATTAGATGAGAGCATGGAACATTATACTTCAGCGATCCGTCGCTATAATTCTTAATTTATATAACCCTATAGGAGAAAACTATGTACCTAGCTGAAAACCTACAAAAGAAGTGGGGACCAGTCTTAGAGCACGAAGACCTTCCTAAGATTAAAGATAACTACCGCAAGGCCGTTACTGCAGTTCTCTTGGAAAACCAAGAAACCGCAATGAAGGAACAGTCTCAACAAGGTAGTGGAGTCTTTATGACAGAGGCGGCTCACGCTAATAAGACCGGCGGTAATATCGATACCGTTGATCCCGTTTTGATTTCGTTGGTTCGTAGAGCTATGCCTAATCTTATCGCCTATGATGTTTGTGGTGTTCAACCAATGACTGGTCCTACCGGACTGATCTTTGCAATGAAATCACATATTACATCACAGGCCGGTGTTGAAGCGGCTGACTCTAAAGAAGCCGACACTTCTTTCTCTGGTAGTGGAACTCATTCCGCTAACAGTAACCCCGCAGATGCCAGCATGACTACTGGTACTGGTACCGCTACAGCAACACAAGAAGCTGACGTTACCATTTCAGAGATGGCATTCGCAATCGATAAAGTAACTGTAACCGCTAAGTCAAGAGCTCTGAAGGCCGAGTACACAGTAGAACTCGCCCAAGATCTTAAGGCCGTTCATGGTTTGGATGCAGAAACTGAGCTGTCAAATATTCTGTCAAGTGAAATCTTGGCTGAAATTAACCGCGAAGTTATGAGAACAATCTACACCAACGCTAAAACTGGTGCAGCTCATAATACTACATCCGCAGGAACTTTTGACCTTGATACTGACTCTAATGGACGTTGGTCTGTTGAGAAGTTCAAAGGTTTGATGTTCCAGATTGAACGTGAAGCTAACGCAATTGCTAAAGACACTCGCCGAGGTAAAGGTAATGTCTTGATTACATCTTCTGATGTAGCATCCGCATTGGCTATGGCCGGTCAACTTTCCGGAGCACCTTCTGGAAACGATTTTGACCCAGATGACACAGGTTCAACTATGGTTGGAACTCTTAATGGTCGATTTAAAGTCTATGTTGATCCATATGCACCATCCGCTGCAACTAACTATTTCACAGTTGGTTACAAAGGTTCAAGTGCTTATGACGCCGGACTTTTCTATTGTCCTTATGTTCCATTACAGATGGTTCGTGCAGTTGGTGAGAACTCATTTCAACCGAAAATTGGTTTCAAGACTCGTTATGGTCTGGTTTCCAATCCTTTCGCAAACGAAACTGGATCCGCAAATAACGGAGCCGGTGATGGTTCACTTACTGCTAACGCTAACCGCTATTACAGGCACGTTATCGTTGCAAACCTTATGTAATCCTTTATCTAAGGATGAACTTAAAGAAGGGTGGACTTTTGTTCACCCTTTTTTTTGTGCTTATTGACATTACTAAATATTAGTGTATAATGGAGGTAGTGAAATGTTTGAAGGTGATGATGCTCAAGGAATTGATAATGTTTTTGTACTAGGGAATGGTCCCAGTAGAAAAAATATAGATCCATCAAAATTAGATGGAACAGTTATAGGATGTAATGCTTGTCATAGAGACTTTAATCCCGATGTGATTTGTGCCATAGATGCTGGAATAATAAGTGAAATTATTGATTCAGGATTTGATGGAGATTGTTATTTTACACATAATTCTTGGAATTTACTTCCCGCTGAATCTTATGATGCATTAAAATATGGATTGGATGGAAAAGAGAAAGAATCTTACAGAAGATTTGATGATGAATATTTTGTATATATTTCCGGACTAGATGAAAACTGTTCAGGCACAGAAAATTATATTATTTGGTTAAGAAGAGGTAAGGAAGACAAAATTCGTAATATAGGTACTGAAGTGATAGGATGGTCTACAGGAACTTCAGCTTTACATATTGCGTGTAGAGATTTTACTTGTGAAGATTATGAAAAGGTTTATCTATTAGGTTTTGATCACAAAAATGATGAATATGATAATCTTTATGCGAATACCAAACATTATTTCAATAAAGATAGTAAAATTCGCGATGGTTA